GTGGCAAGCCATCAGAGGCGGATTCCGCCTCGTTTGACTCCTCCAAGGAGGTTCTTCTTGTGAGTACGGGAAGCGGTTTTCGTGAATAGCTTCCGGGACTTACGTTTGTTCATCTTGCGTCGCTTCATGGCTTTTGCTCCTGGTTTTATGCTGCCGCATATTTGTGATCGCGGTGAGTGCCGCGGTCAGTGGTTCCAGTTGATATCAAGTGGATCAACTGGAACGCGCGCGCGTAGAGCTCGGTGGCTCCGTTCGCGAAGATACCCCTCTCGGGGTGTCTCCCCTCCTGGTCGAGATTGAAAATCTCGCCCAGCAGGGGAGATGGGTTTTGTTTTTGACGATTGGTTCTCATTTTGTTCTCGTTTGGGGCGGGAGGCCCATCGACGCGTCATGCTATTTGCTGGATGGGCCTCCACTCGCCCCGGGATGTGTGTCCAATCGTGTCTGTTTGCCTTTAGGAGGCGTTATCGGACTCGGGGGTAGGGGTAGGTACCGGGTCCGGAGTTTCTGGGGCTTGTGCGGGCTTAGAGGCGAGCCCCAGTTCGACGAGTTTGTCGATGTTTTCGGGATCCTGGACGAATGCCATGAATTCGGCAGGATCGTTGGAGAAGTATTTCCGCGCTTGGCTCGGGAGTTCGGCGAACATGGCTTCGCCTTCCTTGATCGTGTTGAGCGCGGTTTGAAAGTCGATCGGGTCATAGTCGCCATACATAGGCGAGTGTTTGGTGATGTGATCGACTACGCCGGTTTTTTGATACTTCGACATGATGTTATTTATGTTGCATTCGCGCTCAAATTCTTGGCGCGTCATACCCTTCGTGTGATCGAAGGTGATTTCTACCTTGCGGCGTTTGTTATACATGTTATCTCCTATTGAGAAGTAGCATTAAAGTTCTGATGAAACTATCACCGCCAGTATTGCCGGTAATAGGTTGTTCGGCGAATTGTCGCCACATTTCGCCAGTTGCTTTTTCTGCTGGTACGCGATGCATAGCTATTTCAGCATCGGCTTTTGCTTTATCGAATTCCCATTCGCGCCTTTCGGCGTTATTTTTCGGTCCGAGAAATATCTTTTCTGCGTCCCTAGTTATCATAGCTTCTTGTAATGCACGCTGTTTTGCTATTTCAGCGTTGTGATATGCGACTCGTTCGTCTGTTTCGGTTTTATACGTATTTGCTCGGATATTTTGAATCTGCGCGGCTGATGATATGCCTTGCATGAGTGTGCTAGCTAATGGTGCCTGTTCAGACACCATTTGAGCCTGGGCGCCCCCTGGTGTGGAGGCGCCCTTATTTGCGCTTAATATTGGATTGAGGTTAGCCGCTCGGAGGTCCTTTACCTCGCGTTGGTGTGCCGTGTTAGACATCCTTTCCTGGAAGTCCATTTGCTGCTGCGCCATCTGCATCTGCATCTGGTTCTGTTTCTTGGCGGAGCTGCTCCCTAGCAGTCCGCCAAAGACTTTTGATCCAATGTCCAGCAGTGGGGCGGCAGATAGTAAGCCGCTAAAGAGTCCCATTAGAAGTGGTCGATCAGGCCCGGGACGCCGTAAAGCGGCATCGGTCGTGCGCAGCGCATTTTAAAGTAGCCGTCAAAGACGAATTCGGGTTCGTCTTGCACGGCGATGACTCGCTGGACTGGCGGATTTTCTTCGATGAATTCCTGGCCGAGAACGGGCAGGTTTCCGAAGTCCTGTGCAAGGTGCCAGTAGTCGAGTGGAGTGGTTGCATTAGAGCGCAGTTTGCCGGTAATGACGGAAGGCTTGTAGCGGTATTCAGCGTAGCGTTCCTGGTAGCCAAAGACGCCGTCGTCTTCTTCCGTTCCCTGCGCAAAGATCTCCTTGTTATACACGGGCTGCTCGCCCAGGGCGTTTAATGCGGGCCAATAGAAGTCGTATCGGGTCTGTCGGGACCACATACGATTCATGCCCTCTTGATAGGTAAGGTCTGCACGGACTGATACGAGGCCGATGATGATGCAGTGTTCAGTGAATGATTTGGTGAAGCCATGGCGGTCGACCATGGCGGTGCCGGTCGCGGCCAAGTTGCCCTGCGGGCTTGCATCCTGGCCAGTGGGGTCGGTCTGTGAGGTCTGAGCGACCGGGTTAATATAGATCGGCGTGCTGCCGCCGCCGAGATATTCCGGGCGCTGCAGTCGAGCGTCCGGGCTGGTGACTCCGAAGTGAGCCTTAATGATTTCGGTGTATCGCGTTCCGCCTCGCGCATCGCGCTCGAGCATACGTTGAATCTGGAACGCTTGGCGAAGCTGGTTAATGGTTGCAGCGGTTGCCGAGGATAGATCGGCTACGCCGTTTAGTCCTGGGTCGTCCCAGGTGAGATTAGTTGACGATGTTCCCCAGGTTCCCGAGGCGAGCACGCCGTTAGCGGGATCGGTGGTTGCACCGGAGCCGTCCCAGGCTCCGAGAATTACGTTTTGATTCGCACCACCTACGAAGGTCGGGAAGTTACCGACCTGAGGGGTGATGGCTACGGGGGCCGTCTGCCCTAAAGGTATATCAATAGCAGGGCCTTTCTGTGGGAAGGGAAGGCACGAGGTGAAATAGTCGTGACGCTTGCCGCGTCTACGGAGTGGGTAATCTGCTGGATCGTCAGGACCGTCGCCTGTGTTAAGTACAGGCGCGTCGATTAGATTCTGGTCCTTATACCAGGTCTGCCAGCAGAGATTGTAGGCCCTATGGAACAGGGCCGAATGTTCGATAGTGACTCCGATTGGCAAGCCCATGTAATCGGAGAGTGATTCCTCCGCGACCGTTTCGGTCATTGTAGGAATCAGGTAGTCCGTGCTGTCGCCGGGGTTGACTTGTTCGCCATTAAATTTTTCCCAGTTATCCCAAAGGAGTCGTAAGGGAATGGCGAAGAACTGAGTGTCCATGTAGAGATTGTCCATAAACGGGACAATCGGCGTGGCTAGACGGGCGATAGCCGTCAGATTGCAGTTAAAGGTGTCTCCGGGGAGGGCTTCGTCTACCAGGATTGGATAGAGATAGCCGGAGTTGAATGTGGTTTTGTGGCCGTGGGAGCGGTCGAAACTCGAGCGGGGAATGTTGGCCTTCGGTACCTCGCTGAAGCGGGAAGCGCTCTTTGAGCGCGCGATTTTCTTGTTACGTTCGGCGGCCATTATTGATTCTCCACGGCTTTGAGGGGTGCTGGCTCACTAGATGAGCCTCTCATGATTTGGGTAACGGGTGTTTGTGGTTCTAGTATACCTGTACTCATATCATAGAATCCGATAGCAAACAAGGCGTAGTCCTCCGGGTGTTCCGACATAGGGAGTTCTACATTATTGCACCAGTTCCTAAATGCTCTTTTTGCTTCATTATCGTTATGCATAAACATGGGATGTGTGAATGTTTCTGCGACTGAATCGTAGAGGGCGTATGCAATGAGGTTCATAGTGTTGACCTTTTGTGGGTTTTGTTGACTACGGCTTGGGCGTAGGCTTCTCGGGCTTCGAGGCGTTCGGGAGTGTTATTTCTCGAGTGACGTCGAGCTTTATTAGTCCTATATCGCTTGATTGACTCAAGGAGTGCGGGATCTTCTCGCTCGGTGAGTTTATCGTAATATTTTGGGACGCGCAGCTGCTTGCCATTAATGACAACGCTATCCATATAGCGTATTCGATCACCGTATGTTTCATAGAATGTTTGTCCTAATCCTGGATTACGGGACATTTGTGCATATTCCGGGCGGCGTTGGATTATTAGTCCATCGTCGTTGTATAGCTCGTAGGCTTTTAGTCCGGTTTCGGGGTTGATTTCCTTGGCTGATTTACCTTTTTGTTTTTTACGTATGTACCCCGCAACATAGCTTGCGGTCTGGTAGTTGACTTCCCCAATGCTAGATATTCCGAGAGGCCAGAGTTCTTCAAGCATTTCAGAGCGATATAGCTTGCTTTTTCCATTGTCTGTCCAGAGGTATTTGTCGGGGAAGTCGTAGCCAAAGATTAGAGCGTGATAGTGTGGACGGTCGCCCTGGCTGCCGTATTCTCCACACATTAGGTATTTTATTTCAGAGACTTTTACACGGACTTTTTTTCCGTTTCTTGTTTTCTCTTTCCATTCGAAGGGGCCGATTCTACGTAGTTTTTTCATAAAGACTTGAAAGTGTTCGTGATGAAGTCCCAGGTCTTCTGGTAGGTTATCGGCGTTGTAAGTAAGTGTTAAGAATGAGTTTTCTTCGTGCATCATGGATTCATGTACTGCACGGATTGCCCATTGTTGGCCGTGTGATAGACGGCATCCCATGCATTGACCGCATGGGAGTTTTAGCGGGACGGTGCCCTTGTTTTTACTGAACGTGACTCCCCCGAAGGGGAGTCGATAGGCTTGGAGAGGCTTGTGGCAAGCCATCAGAGGCGGATTCCGCCTCGTTTGACTCCTCCAAGGAGG